AAGAAAAGCAAAGGTAAAATTAGGAAAGATACCAGAGGGCGGATTAGATGCTTCTGATTTTGCTGATGATGAATTTGAGGATTTACTTAAATCGGTTTCAGACAAAGACAAAAAAAGAAAAACGAAAATAGAGGCAGGCCTAGAAAAAAATAGAATGGCTAAAGAAGAAATGGATGCGTTTATTTCGCGTCAACCTACTTCTACAGAAATATCAGACGCTATGGCTAGAAACGAATTGCCAATGGGTACAGCTTACGATGTTAAAGATCAAACAACTGTATGGGCAGAACATTGGAAAAAGGCAGACCCTTTAGACATAGGGTTTGACGAGGATCTTTTTACTGCTCCTGCTTCTGCATCAAAAACGTCTGATTATTTTTATAATGGGCTGTCCAGCGTCGAAGATAACTTTGCTAACGCTACTTTTGGAAAAGGCAACATGGATGATGTCTTTAGGAATAAACCTGTAGAAAAAAATACAAAAACAAGCTTACGATTAAATTTAAATTCTAAAATACCAAATGTAGATAAAGGTTTAAGTAAAGCTACTACGGTTCATTTTGATAAGCCTAGTGGCCCAGTAGCGTCTTACGTTGCGACAGGGACTGTAGATGATGCAGTTTTTGAGGTAAATCAAAAAGGAAGGGCGCTAATCTCTTCTAAAGTAGACAATAAATTTCCCGCTATGGGAGTAACTGGAAAATGGAACCCAGATGAAACTGTATTTGATGCAGCCTCTAAACGTGACTTAGTGGGAAAATACGCAGGAGAAAAAGGCGATCCTCTTGATGTAATAGAAATTAAATTTAATCCTTTTTCAGATCATTTATTTAAAGACGCGAGAACAGGATGGGCCGTTAAAAGTGCAGAAAAGGCGACAACTATTGGTGACAGAGTTTTTGCAATAGGCGTGAAATATCATTCAAAAGCAGATGCTCCAAAAGCACTAGAAAAAGTCTCTAAAACTAAAAAAGGGGAAAAAATAGAAGGTACTCCCCCGCCTTCAACAGTAAGATTTCCGTTTAACAAAGGTGGATTTATGTACGGCAATAAAGAATACAAAAAAATGCATGGCGGAGGCCACGCAAAAAAAGACTACTCTAAATATAAAAAAATGAATATGGGTGGTTACACTGGCGGTATGACTCAGGCAATGGGAATGAATCCTATGTTTGATGAAACCGAAGAGATGCCACAAATGAACTGCGGTGGGTACATGGGAGGCGGTATGATGTCCGCTGACGTTATTGTAGGTATCGACCCTGTTAGTGGCAACGAAATCCCGCTAGGCTCAGACGCTGAGAATGTTAGAGACGATATTCCTGCTATGCTTTCTGAAGACGAATACGTTCTTCCGGCTGACGTAGTTAAATGGCATGGTCTAAAGCATATTCAAGAAATGCACGACGAAGCGTCTATGGGTCTAATGTCAATGGCTATGGACGGCCTTGTGGCTACTGGAGAGCCTGCTGTAAAATCTAAAGATGCAGAGAAAGTTAAGCAAGAATACCGTACTGAAAAGGGATCTAGAAAGACTCCTGAAGGTGTGGAAGTAGAGTTGACTGCTTACGAAGTAGAAGATAAGGCAGACCTAGAAAAAGAAGACGATTCAAAATACAAGTCTAAAGTAAAAGGCAACATGAAAGAGTACGGTAAGGGTGGTCTTTTAGGCTACGCTGAAGGTGGCCTTGTAGACGACGAAGACCCAGACCCGTATGGTGATTTACTAGACGACGGCTTTGAGTTTGATGCTGACATGATGAATGCTGAGATGCTTGAAGAAGTAGCTGCGGAGCAACGTGCTAGAGACAAAGAGCTAGAGCCGTATATTCGAGAAAAAAGTCTAACCGAAGAAGATGCTGTTGATTTATTTGATGTAGACGAAGAAGCGGGCGTTGTTGACGTTCCTGATGGCGGTCTGGATACTACTCCAGTGTCAGAAGACGAAGAAATCTCAGAAGACAAAGTAAATAAAGTAGCTGCTGCATTACTAAAGCAAGCAAACTCATACGGTGGTAGTGGTTCAGAAGGTGCAGCATTTATGTCTGGCCTAGGTAACGGCGTTAAGATGGCCGAGCTAGGAAAGAAAGTAGGCGACCAGCTAGCTGACTACGAAACTAAAAGTGGTAACAATCCGTTTGGATTCTTACGAGACGACAAAGGCTTTTTCCGAAAAAGGGACTGAGCTAACAGATCGACGGTAAGGGCTACCCGCGATAGCAACACCATTGTGGCCCCCAATAGGTAAAATCAACATGGCTAAATATCAAGGAGCATACCGCTCTGAAAAAGAACAACCGGAGCAAGTTAACGTAGCGGAACGACAAGAACCCGCAGCTACTTCGGTTGAGGAAGAAACATTTAAGAAACGCTACTCAGATTTACGACGGCACTCACAAGCAAAAACAGATGCTGCCGAGGCCGAAGCTAAAAAGCTGAAAGCTCAACTAGATGCTGCGACTAAGAAACAAATTAAGTTTCCTAAAACAGACAAAGAGATTAGCGAATGGGTAACAAAATACCCAGACGTAGCAGGAATAATCGACACCATAGCACAACGCAGAGCGTTAGAGGCTACGGGTCAAGTAGAAAAGAAAATGGATAGTCTTCGTAAATTAGAGACTAAGATCCATAAAGACAAAGCAGAAACGCATCTAAAGGCTATGCACCCTGACTTCGATAAGATTAGACAGGATAAAAGATTCCACGTTTGGGCAGAACGACAGCCTAAATGGGTACAAGAAGCCTTATATGCAAATGACACTGATGCACTAGCCGCAGCTAGAGCTATTGATTTATACAAAGCTGATTTAGAAAAGTCAATGGCCGCAGCCAAGAAACGAAATAAAGGCAACGGTGCCGCACAGTCAGTAACAAGAACTTCAAGTGCTTCACCTAGATCTTCCACTAATAATGGAAGCTGGAGTGAATCAAAAGTACAATCGCTTACATCTCAACAGTTTGATGAGTATGAAGCGGAGATCGAGAAAGCCATTCGCTCTGGCTCTTTCGATTATGATCTTTCTGGTGGAGCTAGATAGTAGTATCACCGGATTATCGCACAGACTAGGACCGCATCTGATAAAGCCTACTCCTTGGTCTGTGTTTACCAAAAGTTAAACGGCGTTAGTCACCTTTAGCTAGTGGCCCCTTCACAGGACACCCACAGAACTGAAGCCCTTTCGTATGTTACCTTTTGCGTTTATCAATGCCCCAACTATATTTCTATTAAGGAGAAATCATCATGGCATTTAATAAAGCAACGGGCCACGGAAATCTACCTAACGGTAACTTCTCGCCTGTCATTTATTCACAGAAAGTCCAAAAGGCTTTCCGCAAGTCTTCTGTTGTTGAAGACATTACTAACACTGATTACATGGGTGAAATTGCTAACTTTGGCGACTCAGTTAAAATTATCAAAGAACCTGAAATTTCAGTAAGCTCTTACGCTCGCGGCACTCAGATCCAAACTCAGGATCTAGACGACAGCGAGTTTTCATTAAACATCGACCAAGCTAACTACTTTAGCTTTAAGATGGATGACATCGAAAACGCTCACTCACACGTTAACTTCATGGATATGGCAACAGATCGTGCTGGTTACAAATTGCGTGACACTTTCGATTCAGAAGTATTAGGTTACGCTTCTGGTTGGACTAAAGGCGCTGACGGCACTTGGACTGAAGACTCTGTAGACAGTGGCACTGTTGCTTCTACTACAGCAGCAGCTTCTGGTCTTATTGCAGCCAACAACTTAGATTTCACTACTTTCGGTGGATCTGGTGCGGGTAAATTCATTCCTTTATCTAACGGTACGGACACTGCTGGTTTCGCTTCTCCATTAGAAGTTATGAACCGTATGGCTCGTATTATGGATGTTAACAATGTAGACACTGAAGATCGTTGGTTTATTGCTGATCCTGTGTTCTTCGAGCGTCTAATGGACGAAGGTTCTAAGTTTGTAAGTGCAGACTTTAACTTGTCTATGGACGGCGACGGCATTATTGCTAACGGTCGAATCGGTAACGGTTTAATTCGTGGCTTTAAAGTCTACAAGTCTAATAACCTTCCTTACAAAGGTACAGGCCCCGGTACTGATACGGACACAGCCGACACTGCTAACTATGGTATTGTTATTGCTGGTCACCAATCTGCTATTGCTTCTGCACAGCAAATTGACAAGACTGAAACTTATCGTGACCCTGACAGCTTTGCTGACATCGTTCGTGGTATGCAATTGTACGGTCGCAAGATCCTTCGTCCAGAAGCTCTTGTTACTGCTCGATACGCACTTGCTGCGTCTGCATAAGGAGAATAGAAAATGTCTACAGTAGATTTAGCTACAAATATCAACGCAGGTACTCATCCTGTGCAAACTGGACAAGGTGCATTCGTTCTTGAAGCTCTTGTTGATTTCGCTGCTGCAACTACCGCTAAAGGTGGTGCGTTAGCCGCAGGCGATATTATGCAGTCAATCGACGTTCCTGCTAACACTATGATTTTAGCGGGCGGCATTGAAGTTATCACAGCTTTGGATGCTTCAGCCGACGGTACTACCTTTAACTTAGGTGTGACCGGAACTGGCGGTATCGTTACTTCTTTCTGTAATGTAGTAGACTTTGAAGATGCTGCGGCAGGCTCGTACTTTAGTACTGGTACTGCGGGCGCTTCTGGTGTTTACGTTACAGCGGCAGCCGATACTGTTGACTTAGAGCTTCAGGCTTTGAGTACGACTGTTTCAACTGGTGTAGTACGAATTTTCGTAGTATGTATTCCAGTGGATGCTAAATTAGCACCCGGCGTTGCAGCTATCGGTTCGTAAGATAGTGTGACTTAGATTGTGGGCTGGTTCGCTGGCCCACTTTCTTTTACTTTTAATAGAGTGTAATTATGTCTTTAACATATATGGACCTTTGCAATAAGGTACTTCGACGCATCAACGAGATTGAGTTTTCTCAGACTGATTTTGATAGCGCCACCGGATTACACGCAGCTACTAAAGATGCTGTGTTACACGCTATTGCAAAAATAAATTCAGCAGAGTTTGAATGGCCGTTTAACGCCACTACATATACTCAAACTTTGCAAGCAGGAGTAGAGTCTTATCAGTTTCCTAGTGACTTAAAAACTGTAGACTTTAATTCTTTTCAAATTCAACGTGACGTAAACTCTGTAGTCATCACTAAGATAGACGCAGATACATTCACTTACCCTTTGCCTATTACTAATTTAGGGAACTCAGTGAACTCAGCTACGACAGAGACGTACACAGCTAGTACTGGAGACGCTACAGTAGGTGCTATTAATAATACTTCTAGCACAGCTACCGTAGGAGCTATTATAGATATAGCTTCTGCTAGCTTATCTAGTAATGTAGTTACGGTAAACACTTCCTCTGCTCATGGTCTAAACACAAACGACACCGTAGGTATATCTAACCTTGGGTTTGATGTTACGGACCCTAATAGCGTTAAAGTTGAAAATTTTAGAACACTAAAGAAAATAGAAAGAGACGAATACTTTAATCATGGCAGAGATGCAGATGCTAACTCTCTAGCCGCCGGTAGGGGTATGCCCGACCATATATTCATGGATCATGGGGTAGGTTCTGGTTTATCTCAGGATTTGTATTTTGGTATAACTCCTTCGCCAGACAAAGCGTATAAAGTTAAATTTAATTACTTTGCTGTGCCTTTTAAACTTAGTGCATACAACGATATAACTAAGATTCCAGATAACTTCGAGCACGTTATAGTAGATGGTGCAGTACACTTTATGTTTACTTTCAAAGAGAACATGGATGCTGGACAGCTAGCATTGATGAGTTTCCAGCAAGGCATCAAAGAGATGCAAAGCCAACTAATAAATTCATACGAAAGAATTACTGACCGTCGTGTAGCATTTGGTGGCGGCAAGGTAGGTATACAAGTAGCTGACAGGGTGTAAGTCTAGTGCCAGATCAAACGCAACAACAAACTGTTATATGCCAAGGTGGCTTAGACAACTCAGAA